GTTTCCCAGTCACGATCCAAGGCATGTTTGATGAATCTCAAACTAACAACAAAAATACCAATAAGCAGGAGACCCCTGCTTCCCATTCGGATGATCCGTTTAGCGACAAACTTTCGGCTATCACGAATGAACGGGGAGAACCCAAATACAAAGATGTTGATACTGCACTCGAAGCTTTGAAAGAATCTCAGCAATTTATCGAGCAACTGAAAGCTGAAAAGCAACAAGTTGAACAAGAGAAACGAGAGCGGGAAGAACAACTGGCCAAGATGGGCAGTATTGAAGACTTTGTTAATCGGGTTTCCCCAAACGCCCAGCCTAAGAAGGAAGACGAGTTGACCGACGAGGTTCCTAAAGGACTGAGTGAAGAGAAAGTTGCTGAATTAGTCCAGGCTAAGCTGCAAGAGCAGGAAACACAGAAAACTGCTAAGCAGAACTTAGAAACTGTGATGAGCAAACTTTCAGAGGTGCACGGCGATCAAGCTGCTGCACACGTAAAGCAGGTAGCTGAAAAATTGAACACAACGCCAGCGGCCCTCAAAGAGATGGCAATGAGCAACCCCACGCTAGCAATTACGGTTCTCGGCGGCGGTAGTTCAAATTCGACTGCACCTGCGGCTTCACACTCTACTAGGTCGTCCCCATACGGACAACAGGACAACAATGAAAAACCTACCGTTGAGCGAGGAAAAGGCGCTGCACGGGGTGGTTTGACAGAAGATGAAGTCCGTTCGTTGTGGAAAAAATCTACGGAGTATACCAATAAACGTCTTGGAGTTCAAAGTTAATGACACAACTTACTTCTAATACTCGTGCGTTCATTGAGGCTGAGCAGTATTCTGATTTCATCCTTATGAACTTGCACGACGGTCTGCTTCCGACTACGTTCTATCGTAACGTCGCAGACTTTATGCACGGTGACACTCTGCATATTAAAACTATCGGCACCGTCACCCTGCAAGAATCTGAGGAAGATGTCCCGCTGGTCTACAACCCGATTGAGACTGGTGAGATCACCTTCACCATCACCGAATATGTTGGTGATGCTTGGAAAGTCTCTGATGACCTTCGTGAAGATGGTAACCAAATTGAGAGCCTGATGGCCAACCGTTCGGTTGAGTCCACCCGTGCCCTGCAAGAGCGTTTCGAAACCGATTTCCTCGAAACTGCTGCTTCGGCATATAGCGGTGCTGCTGATCCGGCTACTATTAATGGTTTCGCCCACTTCATCGTTTCGTCTGAAACCAATAACGTGTTCTCGCTGGATCATCTGATTGATCTGCGTCTGGCTGCTGATAAAGCTAACGTCCCCGCAATGGGCCGTGTCTTTATCGTTGACCCGGTTGTTGAAGCAACTCTGAATAAGAATGTTTCGATTACCAACGACGTGACTCAGTTTGCTGCTAACATCCTTGAAAAAGGTTTGGCAAACGGTCAGCGGTTCATTAACAACTGGTTTGGTTGGGACATCATGACCTCGAACCGCCTCTATCGTGGTGCTGCCGATGACGGCACGACCTCGCTGGCAGATGCGGTTTACAACATCGGTATGTGTATTCTGGATGACCAGACCAAGCCGGTGATGGGTGCATGGCGTCGTCAGCCCCGTGTTGAGGGTGAACGAGATTTCGAGCATCGTGGAGACAAGTTCCAAGTGACTTCTCGCTACGGTTTCGGCCTGCAACGTGTTGATAGGTTGTTCTGTGTCGCAACTCATCCGACTAACACCGCTTAATAGGAGGAATATATAATGGGTTACGAACAGTCCAAATTCGGTGACGGTTCTGGCACAGGGAGTGGCAACGTCACTACCGCTGTGAACAACCATTACGGTCCCCGCGAAACCGGAAAGACTGTCGGTTCTAATTTTACCGAAGGTCAAATCCGCGAGCTGGTTCTTGATATTGATGGGGAGATGATTGGTGACGCGGCATTCGCCCTGCTTGCCCCCAAGCTCCCGGCTGGTTCCATTGTCAAAGAAGCTTTTGTCGAAGTGACGGAAGTCTTCGTTGTTGGTGGCACCTCCCCCACTATCAATATCGGCACCGAAGGCTCGGAAGGCACTAACGGTCTTGAGGTTACTGAGGCGCAAGCCGAAGCCCTTGGCACCTATGATGTTACTTCGAGCCTGCAAGGCACTTGGGCATCGCCCCTTGCCGCCGAAACTACGGTTGGCATCGCTATGGATGGCACTTCGCCCACCATCACTGATGCAGGCAAGATGCGTGTCGTGGTTCGCTACGTCCGATTCTAATCTTCTAGGGGGGCAGGGACAATTCCTTGTCCCCCTTTTTTCGTTAGGAGATATTTATGCCTGAGCATAATACTATTACAGATCCCAACATCCACGAACCCAAAGGGGTATCTGCTGCATCTGTCGGCCAAGTTTATTCCGCTGATGGAGCCGGTAGTGGCTCTTGGGAGAAGATTTACCTGCAAGGGTTCGAAGACTATAATGACAGTGGGACCACCCAGAACTTGACTTCGGGGGCTTGGGTAGATATTGAAAATGATGGTGCAGGGGGTAATACCACAACTGCATATAAACTACCGGGATTCACTGACCTTTGGGACACTACTAATCATGAGTTTGATTGGTCGTCTTTAAGTCTGGGAGACACAGTTGATATTCGTTTCGATATTTCTGTTACCACTAGTGCTAACAACGATGAGATTGCCCTTCGACTAGATATGGCTCATGGGTCAGGTAATGATTACTCGTTAGAAGTTTATCGGGATGTTATTAAGAACTCTGGAACAACCCAAATTGTGCGTTTCCACAGCCTTTATATGGGTGATAATGATACTCTTAATAATCCGGCAAAGGTTGCAATGTTTTCTGACAGTGCTGGTGATTCAGTTGTGGTTAATGGTTGGTATATAAGAGTGGTTCCTAGAAACCCTGTATTTGATTGAGGTAGATAAATGACCAGTAGTGTCAAGACACTTTTAGAAATCGTTCAAGACATCTTGAGTGATATGGATGGCGACGAAGTTAACAGCATTAGTGACACCGCTGAGTCTGAGCAGGTTGCCTCCATTGTAGAGAAGACTTATCAGAACATGATGAGCAATAGTGTTTGGCCACACACCCGTAGGGCCACCGCACTAACCCCCTATTCTGATAGCACTAAGCCCACTCATATGTATCTTAATGATGATGTAAAAGAACTGATCTCAGTTTATTACAATGTCATTAAGCAGGGGGAAACCAGAAAATCCTACCAAAAAATTGACTATCTTGAGCCTGACAGGTTCTTGCAAAAAATTAATGTAAGAAATAATACGAAGACAAATGTAGACATTATTACTGATCCCTCTGGTATTGAGCTTATGATTTTAAATGATACAGCCCCTAAGTATTATACCAGTTTTGATGATGTTACTCTTGTGTTTGATGCTTATGACAGTGAAGTAGACTCTACTCTGCAAGAGAGTAAGTTTCAAGCTTTGGGGTATATTATGCCCAGTTTTCGTAAAGAGGATAGTTTTACCCCAGACTTGCCCCCAGATGCTTTTTCTTATCTGGTGGAGGAGGCAACGTCTAGGGCACAAATGAAGCTTCGGGAAGTTCAAGACGTAAAATCCGAAACCGAGTCTATTAAACAAGGTAGGTGGTTGTCAAGGAAGTCTTGGAGAACTAATGGTGGGATTAGGTTCCCCAACTATGGGAAAACAAAATGACAAGAGACTATGAAGGTTATCAAATTGTTCCAGAGGGGTCATATGCCCTTTACACAATTAAACGGAAGGGGTCTGGCCCCGCCCCCAAATCTCTGAGGGGTTTGTTCGGTAGTGTAGAGTTGGCTAAGAAAGAGATCGACTCCTATCTGAGAGTTAAGCAGAAAGGTTCTTCTAATGCCTCGTCAAGTAGCCCCAGTTCAGGTTAACCAATTTATTGGTGGGTTAAATACAGAAGCAAACCCTCTTAGTTTTCCTCTCAACGCCAGCCAAGATGAACTTAACATGGGGATTAACCCTGATGGTTCTAGGTCTCAAAGAGAGGCAATGGATGTAGAACTGGGTTATCAAGAGGTAGACAGTGGGGTTGTAGTCCAAACTGATTTACCCCTAGGTAGAAGTGAGTTCCGTTGGCAAAATGCTGGGGGCATCCCTGGGGCACAAATTATTGTCACCCAAGTTGGCAACTATGCTGGCTACCATAAAATCACAGAAGATGCCCTGTCTACTGAACTAATTGATTCAGATACTTGGCCTTCTGCTCAGTATAGTGATAATTTCTCTTACGCGGTTGTGGATAATAAACTTCTTATCTGTAACGGGTATAAGTGGATTACTATTCTTGATTATGATGGCACCTCTATCATTAAAGATTTTAAAAGGCTCCTAGTTCGGGACCTGTTCGGTGTTGATGCTTTTTACCTAAGCTCTAACCTTACCGAATCAAGAAACATTAATTATCGTCCTCCAAGCTCGTCTGTGAGTAAAGAGCATTTATATAATTTGAGAAATCAAACCTATGCTCTGAGAAGGCCGACTGATATTGATGACACCTTTTCTTATGATCCATTAGAGAGGTTTATCGCTGCCTCTGGCTTTACGACAGCCCCGTCTAACGCAGATAATACGAATAGGTTTCATTACCCGGAACCAAACTACACCAACTTCCCAACCGCCGACAGGTATTTTGCGGAAGACCATTTTAGGACAGCCAGCTCTAACTACAGAGCGCCTATGGGCCATTTCATCATTGATGTTCTTGATCGGGGTGTAGATAGACAAACACAACTTGACCTTTTATATTCTCGTTCCCTCAACGGAGCACCCAATACTTGGCCCCAACCTTCTGGGTCTCTGCCGCTAGACTACACAAGTGCAGGCCCAAAGGTTGTGTCTTCTTACGCTGGCAGGGCGTGGTATGCCGGGTTCAGTTCTGATGTGGTGGCTGGAGACACTAAATCACCCAAGCTTTCAAGTTATGTGTTATACTCAAGGATTGTCCAATCTTCGGAAGATTTGATTAAGTGTTTTCAAGCCGCAGACCCGACTAGCCCGGAAGACCCGGATATTGTCGCGGATGATGGGGGTTTTGTAAAACTGTCTGGAGCTTATGACATTGTGGGCATGTTGCCTATTGGTCCATACCTTTTCGTGTTAGCCCGAAATGGTGTGTGGAGGATCTCTGGTGTTGATGGTAACCTCTTTAATGCAACCAGCTATAGTGCCTCTAAACTCAGTGAGTTTGGGTGTGTAACTGGGACTTCCATTGTATCCTACGGGGCAGAAGCATTCTTTTGGGGGGAAGAGGCGATTTATCGACTTGCCCAAGAAGAGGTTTCTGGGGAATACACTGTTCAAAATATAACGGAAGAAACTATCCAAAGGAAATATGACACCCTCTCCTCGGTAGACAAAGAAAGTTGTGTGGGGTATTACGACCATAGGGATAGTTCTTTTCGTTGGATATTTGGCACAGACCCCGGCAATTCCAGCTCAACCCAAGAGTGGGCTTTAAACAGAAAATTCTCCTCCTTCACCATCAATGAGATTAAGAACAGTGGTGTAGTAGAAGGGCCTATCTCCGCAACTGGGGGTTTTCCGCTGGTTGGAGATAGAGAAGTGTCTGTTAAAGTCTCTGGCGTTCCTGTTACAGTAGGCCCCTCAGAGGTCTTTATCACCACTGATGATGTTAGTGTGAGTGCGAGTTCTGCTTTTTATACAATTGTAACAAGCACAACAGGGACACTTAAGTATACCTTCGGTGGTTACCAAGAAAACTCTTACCTTGATTGGGAGAGGATTGATGGGACAGGGTTCTTACCAGAAGCCTATTTAGTTACTGGACCAATTTCTAGTGCTGAGGGCCGTCTTAGAAAAGGTGTTCCTTACCTAACAGTCCATATGCCCAACAATGGAGATCAGGCTTCGTGTCTATTTTCAGCTAGGTGGTCTTGGTCTCAGGCTGTTACCACTGGTAAATGGTCTTCTTTAAAAAACGCTTACCGAAGAAATTTCCACACAGAAGATATGGATATTGTCACTACCCGAAATAAATCTAGGGGAAGTGGTAAAGCTGTGTCTTTCAAGTTTG